CTATATTAAATGGGATGGACACGGCAATGCTGAGCGCTGCGATTTTGAAGGTACAATTGAAACGCCGTTTAGGCGCAATGGGAAACGGGTATAATGATGGACCCTCGCGTCTTTGTAATTAGCGACACTCACTTTGGGGAAACTAATATAATAAAATATTTTAATCGCCCCTTTGACACTGCTCAAGAGATGGACGAAACCATACAAAAACGCTGGAACGCAGTGGTGCGGCCGCAAGATATAGTCATCCATTGCGGCGATTTTTGCGATGGAAAAAGCAAACATGCACTAGCTAACATTATAAAATATCACCGCCAACTGAACGGACGCATAGGATTAATTCTAGGCAACCACGATAATGAGCGGTTGAATTATAGGGATAAGGGCGACTTTCAATTTGTTTATCCTTATTACAAAAGGTTCCCTGGTCAAATTCTATTTTGCCATTGCCTCGAATGGGTGCCGCCTTCAACCCTTGCTAGTAGCGCCGCTACCATCTACTATGGTCATGTGCATAACAAGGATACTTATGATAAATCCAAATGGCTACCGACCCGTCTAGTTAATGTTAGTGCCGAATTGCTCGACTATACGCCAATGGATATTACCGCGGATTTGCCTTTGGAAACGTATAATAGTATAATATCAGAAGTAGGATAACCATATGGCAAAAAAACAAGGTCAAATATATATTAGGGACTTCAAAGACAGCTTTTATGTTGGTCAAACCGCAGATACTAGCGCCGATAACCAATACAACCGTGCTGCTGCGCATGCCGCGGCCGCTTGTCGTATTGATATTTATAAAGGCAAAAGTGTTGCAGGAGGCGCAAGGTGAAAGAAAGCTGAGCGTATGAATTCTCTTTATCCTGAGGATACTAAAATTAGAGAGGTTGGATTATCAAAAACTACATATCACACCTATGATAATCTCGACGTTTTCCAACCGCTCGTTAGGGCCTTCCATGAAGCAGGCTTTTATTCTAATCGGAACCAAGAAGCTATAAATACGGCCGAATATGATACACTGGATATTGCCGAAATTTCACTAATTTATCACTATTTAGCCACTGGGCATAAACTTTTAAATCAAGACCAAGGCGGTCAAGCTGGTTTAAAGTTTCATCCAGAGAAGACCAACTGAGGGAGAAATTTACAATCTATACTGCAAGTAGAAGGAGTTAATTATACGGCATCGGGCGGTGTTAACTTAGGTAAAAACACAGTCGGTAAACATAAAACTAATGATAATTTGGTCTCACTTGCTAATAATAGCCTTAATAATCTATTAAATAATACTAGTAGGCCATCTGGAATTGAAATTCAAATTTTGGACTATATTAAAGCAGTAATCTATCAATATGTTCAACAGAAGGTTGCAGATGCTTACGCGGTTTTATATAGTGGCTCTGGCGGCATTGAAATTGGTATTGACACAGATACCTTAACGGAAGAAGTAAACAATCAGTTGCAACATCTCAATATCGTCAAAATTATTAACAATAGCGGCGATAATTTGAAGTTTAACGGTCAAGAAATTTCAAGGCAGATAAGCAATTTATGGACTCGTGAACCGCAAAATTTAATCCAAGCCATTATGAAAAAATATTATAACGGGAAGCATGTTTGGCGCCACACTGGAGATACCTTTAAAAAAGATTTAATTAAATTTTTGCGCGAGAGAGGGCATAAAGCGCAGATTTCTTATAATTTTGATATTGATTTACACGGTGGTTCCTTCGTTTGAGAACCGCAACGTATAGTTAATCAGATTGATGCAATTGTAAGCTCAAACGAAGCAACTACCAATTCCGACCGAATGAAGTATATGAGGGTATACGGCGTTTGCTTTGCTATTTGTCATTATATTTATACGCACATAACTGATGTGCGCGGTCCTGTGTTAACGGTAGATGGGCAAGAAATTGCTGTTCGGCATCCACTTGGAGTTCGCTACTCTGACCAATTGCGGGCAAAAGTTATTGGGTGAATGCCTAATTGGATAACAAAGAATGATGCCGCTTGAACTGGCTATTATGACGCTGCTATGGCGTTATATCATTCCATGACACATAGTAGTCAGATGAGGATGAGCAACCGCGATCAGAGTAAATCTATTACTAACCGCTACTATTTCAGTAATTTGGATTTAAACGGCGGTTTCAACGTCGCGGATTTTGTGGGGTTATCTGGTTCTACCCACAAACAAACGAAAAAAGAGGGTAAAGCAAGCGAATATGGTGGTAACTATTACTATAAAGTAAGCAGCGGTTCTATCTTTGAGAAGATTGATGCTAAAAATAGATTAGGCGTTGAATATATACAACAACGCTATAATGATTTATATAATTTATCATAGAAAGGATAAACAATAATAGATGAATAAAATTTATTGGTATGCTTTTGATAATCGGGCGAAAATTCCGACTCAAGAGCCTGACAGTATTGGTTATGATTTATATGCTTTACCAGAAGGCGATGATGATATAATTATCGCGCCGCATCGTAAGCATATTTTCCACACAGGTCTAAAATGTATTAGGCCCGATAACTATTGGTTAAGCTTCTGGGAACGTAGCTCGACCGGCAATTTGCAGATGAATTTACACGCAGGAGTTATTGATAGTAGCTATCGCGGCGAACTTAGGATTATTTTAGCCAATTATACAGACTATTATAGGGTGTTTACCAAAAGCGGCGATAAGCGCATTGATGACGCCAACAAATGCATTTACTACCCGCTGACTAAGGCAGTTGCACAAGGCATTTTACTGCCAAAGCTGACCATGGAAGATGAGGCTGTTGAATCGGCCGCTGCCTGGGATAAGTTATGCGGTGAATATACTTCCACCAGAGGCTCAGGAGCTTTTGGTTCTAGCGGGAAATAGTTTGGAAAGACAGACAACTTTAATTATAATTAATAGTATAAGAAAGGATAAATATAACCATGAAATTAGACGAGTTGCAGGATTACAGGACAGACCGCAGGAATAGCGGTTTAACTAAATTAAGTGCCGAATTTACTGTTAGCGATGCCGATAGCAATATCTACATCACCAAGAAGAAGGAAACCTACGAATTAGAAAGCGAAGGCGATGCTGATAAACTTATTGAGGAAGCCACCCATGATAATTCTTGTGTTGGCCACGATAAGAAGTTTAAGCAGGGCAAAGTCAACAAACAGGGTGAAGAAATCCGCCCAGACAGGTTCGTCGTTACGATCAAGTATAATTTAAGGTAAGCGGCGTTAACGCCGTGGGAGGTCCACCACTATGCGAAACCAAAAATTCTCTGGCATATATATTATTACTAATTTAAGAACTGGAAAATCCTATGTGGGTCAATCCGGCAATGTTTATCGCCGCAGAAAGCAGCATTTTAGTGCGCTGAAAAGCGGCAAGCATGAGAACTGGATGAGGCAGTTTGAATTTAATAGGTATGGTAGGCGCAACTTCCGATGACGTGTGTTAGAATGGTGCCAAACCAATCAGCTGAATGAACGTGAAAAGTATTGAATTAATAAGCTCAATACTAGGACGCCAAAAGGCTTTAATTTAACTTGGGCGCCGTTTTTGCGTGAAGATCACCCGCACCAGACGGCGAAAAAGCATGCCTTAGAAATACAATATAAAAAACAAAATAAAAATTTGGGCAAGGGTAATAAGCCAAATAAACGGCGGCATAAAAACGCAGCAGTGGAGTCGGCGGTGCCTTTGTTAGATCGGTTATTGGCAGGTGATAAGAAGAAGCGGCAATAAGGCCGCCTCCGCTACGTCCTTAGTGTAATGGTAGCACAGCGCTCTTCAAAAGCGTAGATGTGAGCGTCCAAAACTCACGGTGAGGGTTCGAATCCTTCAGGACGTGCCATAGAAAAAGAAAAGTCTCCTCTTGCGAGGAGACTTTTTTGTTGATCTTATCTTCTACCAACGGTCGGTAAGAATATACTTTTTACCCCATTTGGTCGCCAGTCCTTCAAACCAAACAGCGTCATACGCTGTTGGTGGAATAAGACCGCGGCGATAATAGCGCAATTCACGATACCAGAACCGCACGATAGATGGGATAGAAACCAAGATGATTTGGAAGGGGCCGAAGATTATGTTTTGTAATCCATGGCCGGCTTCATGACCCATGAAAGTGTTTTGCTTATCGACAAATTCATCGCTATCATATGCAACGAATCAGAAGCAACCCATCTCAAAACCCCAACCGCTACCAAAGCATTTGGGCATAACGCCATAAAGACGACCATGTCAGCAATGGAGAGTGTGAGTGGTGCAAAGCGGGATTAATAACATAATTAGACCGATAACTGAGGTGATCGCGCCCCAGGTGAAGGAGAGGAAATAGAAGAGAATACGTTTGAGAATTAATTTCATAATGTGTAATACCTCTAATAGGCATTCTTAGTGGTGTAAGAATGGTAATAAGAATAAGTCGTATTATAAGCAATAAGATACATAGCGCCATGGCCAGAAGGCCCACTATTATTGTAGAAATTGGAGAAGCTAGACGGTTCACCGTTACCAATTGATTGTTTATAGAAGTAAATTTGGAAACTAGTTGGGTCTAGAGTGGTAGAAGGATATGCTCAAGCTTGATTATTGCTACCGACTGTTGTATGTTGACCATCGCTTAATCCAGAATTACCTTTATAATAGTCTGTGGAATTACCAGAGCCAGAATTGGAGCATTGGCCGCCAAACATGTTAGCAATGCTTGTGCCTCCAGCGCGATATTGATAAGTATAACTTCCAATATTTATGCTTGATGTGCCTGAGGGTGAACTATTTTTAACATAACCTCAGCCAGTATAGTTACTATAAATTAAAGCTTTCTTTTCTCCTCACGAAAATCAATCAGAATAAGTTCCAATTTTATAGTCTAAGCGGTAACCTGTAGTATACGATGGGACGTAAACCGTAGTCTGAGCTTCATCCACTGAAAGAGGGCTTTGTTTAACAGTTTTAACACACGAACGTTCTGATTTGCCGCCACTAGATGATGAAGTATTCCAGCCAGTTGTTGGAGTGGTATAAGAATAAGAAGAAGAGATATAATAATGAATAGTAACGCTATGATCTAATGGTATCCAAAAATATTTTCAACTCTTAGTAGAGCTCGTATTACTACTGAATTCATTCAGCGGCGTATCATTATCATCTCAGATAAAACCAGATATTCTCTCCAAATTGCGGCCATAAGAGACTGAAAGCATTGTATGTGATGCATTATCAATGGTAATAGTCTTATCAGCAGTGACTGTGATAGTAGTCCAAGGGGTAGTAGGGCCTTGGGTATCAGTGGTTGAACCATCTGAATAACCATACTTATATCCAGTCCGATATTGTATCTGATCGCCATAATGCAGAGATACTGAAGTAGACGAGGTAGATGTCCAACTATTGTAATCACCGTTCGATGACAATGTACGATATTGCACTTCTATTATGCGCCCTATACCTACCGTAAATTTAATAGTATATGTTTTAGAATTTTCAACTGCATATGAAGTAATAGTCTGTCAAGCGCTGGAATTATCACTAGCTAGTTGAGCTTGCAATTTATAAATGCGTCATTTAGCCCCTGTAGTTTCAAAGGAATAAGTAAGACCTGTTCAACTTTGATTTGTATAAGGCTGCCTTGTATTAGTTGCATCTCAAGTACTATCATAACCTCAACGATAATTAACAGTACGGTCATGCGGATTAAATAACGTGCCAGTAAGTTTTCCTGGTATTTGCGCATCTGGTGCAGTAGGTCAGCCTGAAAGTGCCAGTTTAAGAAGATCAGGATAAATTTTTGTGCCAGTACCTCCTCAAGCATAGAATTGGGTCGACTGGTAAGTGTTACTATTTGTATCTTGGTATTTCGCAGGAATTGAACTATAAGTTAATAAATTAAATGGAGGTTTTGGAATTGTGAAATCAATCATACAAGGTTTACTATCTAGAGCATTACTATAAAATCTTGTACCTACGTTTGTTTGTCCGTCCGGTTTGGCAAGGATCGTTGAGTTATCGATTGATACATTTGTGTTAGTAACAGGTACGCCTTGCACGAATATCTCATCTTTTTCTCCTAATAAACCATAAGTAGAATAAGCCAAAGAAGGAATCTTAGAAGTTTCATCAATAGGATCTCAGACAACATTTACAATATTATTTGAATTTTTAGCAAACCCATAAGTGCCATAAGGATTACGGAGTCCATAAAATCAGTTCCGATCACTAGCTCCATAGACCGTAGATGTACTGGAGGGGGTTGATGCCGCGACCCATAGATTATTATCTGCTAATAAACCAGTATAAGTTTTAATTTTTGTGTTAGTATTAGAATAAATTGGGGTATCATCTTTTAATTTATAAACATGCATGTGTAAATTATCGTTTACAGTGCGGCTTGCTACTGGAACATACTTTAAACCGCCCCAAGAGACACTCCTAAAATTAGGTGCTAACCACGTGCCAATTGGGGCAGTTTTACGTACATCATCATCATCAGTAATAACACCCCCAATATAGGACGTATAATCAATTGCCTTTAAACCTAGCTGTATCCTAGCATTTGCAGGTATAATTAAATAGAAATCACGATAGTTGTAAAGGTATGGCCAATCTTGCAATCAATAGGCAATAGTGCGACTACTTTCCCTCTTATTAAGTAACTCATCAGTCCAGTGGATAAAGTCGTTATCAGTAAAGTGTGGATCATTAGTAAGGCCTGGTGCCCTATTACCTGCACAAATGTCTCCAGTTTCAGACTGGCGGTTCGATAATTGAATACAATTAATATAAGCATCGGTAGTGGTTAAATGAAGAACAACAGGTTGTACCCAGTTAGTATAAATTTGCTGTTTACCATCACGATCTTTGCCAACTGTTCCTCAGCATATGGAATTAATTGACACTCCTTTTTCATTCTTGTATACAACATGATGAGGGGGCATATTCTGCCCCGCTCATCTAGTGTTAGTCAAAAAGTAAGTATCTAATATTAACGATTTATCAGTTGCAGCTGATAATTTTCAAAAATCTTTGGCTTCAGAAAGCGGCACAACTCGTGGAGATACATAAAATCAAGCGTTATTGCGTTGAGTGGCTCAACCAGATGCCGAAGAAGGCAATTGGTTAAAATCACTTTTTTCATTTGGAATAGAGTCAGTCATTTTAATTTTCTCCTTAACTAAAATAGTATAAATTAGAAATTGCGGCTGGACAAATTACCATGGGTAATGTTGAAGATCATTTCGAATTTTTCAAATAAGCTCTTGTATATTGTCGTTGGAAGCATCCAAACAAAAAGTGCAGTTATAATTAGAAATTGGAGTAAGTGAAATGGCGCCATTATTTCGGAAAGGAATTCCAACTAATAATATGGAACTATCACCTCTTACAGTTGTCCAGTATATCAATGGATATTCCACTGAACTCAGTGAAGTATTAGACGATTGGATTCGGATAATTTGAACGCCGCCATTAGTCATTGAAGTAAGTTCTGTAGAAGATACCCCGCACATAGTTAGCCTCTTATCTAAGTATTTATATGGATTTGTACTAGTTGGTGTGGTCTGATTAAGATTTGCGCATGTTGTTAAGAAATTACATACCGCATCGCGATATTCACTTTTAGAAAGTAATAATTCAGAATCATAAGGTAATACTGTGCAAATCGTGGC